ATATGGCACTTAAAGATGATATAGATAAATTAAGATTTATCGACAGCCTATTCCACGCATTTACATTAGAGGAAATGACAGAGTTGGCAGGGCCTGATCTTGTTGTAGCGAAATTAAGAGGTATTGATAAAAATCATATCGGTCCGATCGGGGAACTTTTTGAGACTATGATGCGATTAAGAGATGATAATATAATGCTTAAGACCCAGACAGCGGAATTAAAGTCAGATATACAGGATATAGTACGGATCTTAAATAGCCCGCCCGTTGCCCCAGTGCCACTATATAACCAATATTTAAATAGTCTGAAAAGCAAGCACAACATTTACTAAAAGATAAATAACTGTGCTACACAATGGTAGCAAAAATCAAAATAATACCATCACAAAGGAAGGTACATATGTCATACAATAAAACAAAATGCGACCCAGAATTGGGCAAACAAGTACACCAACATTTAGAAAAAATGGGGGTAGAAACTCCGGTTTTAGAAAACAAACTTCAGCGCACCGATAAAATCTATCTAATCGAAGAAGCGTTTACTACTATTATGAAAACATTAGGATTAGATCTCGAAGATGACTCGTTAATGGAAACACCTAAACGTGTTGCCAAGATGTATGTCAATGAAATCTTTTGGGGTTTAGACTATGAGGCATTTCCAAAATGCACAACAGTTAACAATAAGATGCACTATGATGAAATGGTAGTTGAGCGTAATGTCAACGTACAATCGAACTGCGAGCATCACTTCGTGGTTATTGACGGTGTTGCTACTATTGCATATATTCCCAATGAGAAAGTGTTAGGGTTAAGTAAGATCAATCGTATTGTTGAATATTTTAGCAAGCGTCCGCAAATTCAAGAACGTCTTACGGAACAAGTTTATCATGCATTACAATATATTCTGGATACAGATAATATTGGTGTGGTAATCCATGCAAGGCATTTTTGTGTTCGCGCAAGAGGAGTCGAGGATGCAGGTTCTAGCACTATAACAAGCAAGTTGGGTGGTGTATTTAAGACTGACCCGAATGTTAGAACAGAATTTATGAGGCTTGTTTCGGTAAACGACCCATCTTAAGATTTAATTCCGAGATTTTGGGATCATTAGGAAAAAGGTAGAAAGTATTTATTTCGTTATTAAACCATTTTCTACCTTTTACGGCACTCTTACCGAACATAGGATTATTTTCTCCGGATGTTAATCCTGTTCTGTTTAATGATATAAGCCGTTTACTTTCTTCGGAATGTGTTCTACCAATCCATGTTCCTGGTTTACCGAGATTCCATGGTATACGACCTTTATTCGAATCAGACATTTTTTGTCTTGTTTCATTAGTATGATTTTTTCCTAACATGGGCTTTTTATTTTCTCGTTTAGCACTTGATTCTTTTAATTTATGTTTCCATTCTTCGATATTTTGAACCTTGAATCCTCCAAAACCACCTACAACAAGATTATAGGTATTTTTGTTGTTTACATATTCTTCTGTTACAAGAGACGATTCAATATTAAACATTTCTTCAGGATTATTAAAAAATTGTATAATAGATCTAGAAAAAGCTTGTTTACCATACTTCTTAATTGCTCTAGTAAGGTGTCTACCGGAACCGAGATATCCATCTTCCAAATTATTTGTGGCATGACATCCTATATAAGTCATGCCATTGATGTTGCAGGTAGTTTCGTATACAATGTAAAACTCGAAGTTATTAGAATATATAGTGTTGGTCATATAAGTATTTATCAATAATGCTAAAAATAGAGGTGTAGAGCATGAATTCCCAAAAACGAACATTCGACAAATTAAAGCAGCCACCACTGGATGAAATGATTGATAAGCTAAATGCTCTACTGAAGCCAGCGCCAGTGTATGTGATAAATGGAATACATCATATACGAAGCGACTATTATCCCGATATACAATTATATCTAGAGAGGATTCAGCTATTAGATGATAATGGGTGGGACTATAGAGATTTTCTTCTTGCTTTAGAGAAAAGAAGCATACTAGAACAGATAAAAGAATTTAATGACAACACTCAATTCCCCACAGAATTAGTTGATCGAGCAAAAAAGTTCTTTCCTAATGCAAAATTTATACAGGCAAGCATTGAGCTTGAATAATTATGACAAAATATATATCAACAAAAGAATATTCACATATCGCACCACTTGCATATAGACAGTGGCGCTCAGATTCGCATTGCAACCAAATTCATGGTTATGCTCTAAGCTTTAAGTTTGAGTTTGAATGCGATACGTTAGATGCAAGAAACTGGTGTTTCGACTACGGTGGTTTACGTCCGCTAAAAGACTTCATTGAGGAACATTTCGACCACGTTCTGTTGCTCGCACAAGATGATCCACATTATGACGTGATTAAAAGTTTAGGAACCTTAGGTATTGCTAAAATCACTGAAGTTGAAAAGACCGGTTGTGAAGGTCTTGCAGATTACCTGTATGAGTATGTAAACACTATTTTCTTACCTAATTGCGGCACAGCAGAATCTGAAAGAGTTTGGTGTAGCAAGGTAGAAGTTAGAGAAACACCTTCCAACATGGCAATGAGAGTAGGTCATAGAACAGATTATGAGTTCGAAGACTGAACAAGATACATTTGATAAGCTACGCAGAGCGCCTTATATAGAGGCCCAGGTAGCCTATACAATGTCCTGCTGGCACCTACCGGTGACCGCTACAACGGAAGAGTTGAAGGAAGCATCTAAGGAGGCACTAAGAGTATTAGGATGGACTCATGAATCTCTATCACTCGAAGATATGAAGCAAAGGAATAGACCATGAAAGAAATGACTAAGGAAGAAGCAAAAGCATTCTTGCGTAAAGTTATGGGTCCACCACACCGTACATTAGAAGGTCAGGAAAGGGAGGAGATCTGGATGTTATTAAAGTTGATGGAACCTATCAGCGAAAGTAATAACCAACATTCCTGGACTGAAGTATATAAAATGAGTGGTAATGAATATCATGTGACTACCTGGCCCAACTCCGGCCCTCCAACTATAGACGAATATTTACCGGAAGAAATCTGACGATAAATATTAGATGACATTTGCATTAATAACTCTTTTAGCAGCCTTATCTTTGGCTGCTGTCGCTGACTGGTTTTCAATCATTGGATTTATGACAATTTATGCCGCAAGTCCAATACACGCTCTTATAATGGGCATAGTATTGGCATTGGCTAAACTTGTTACAACTAGTTGGGTTTACCGTAACTGGAAATTCGTTGGTTGGAATCTCAAAGGCCCTCTTATAGGCTTTGTTATAGCACTAATGATTGCAACCAGCATCGGAACATATGGCTTCCTTACCAAAAGTCACTTAGATCAGGCCGGCGGTACAATAGATAATGGTGCCAAGGTAGAAAGATTAGATCAACAAATAGCAAGAGAAAAATCTGTAATTATTGATGATGAAAAAGTTATTACACAATTAGATGCAACTATTAATTCTTATATTGGAAAAGATAGAACAGATAAATCTTTAGCGGTTAGAAAAAGTCAAGCACCGCAGCGTAAACAGTTAAGAGAAGATATTGATGCTTCACAAAAGCGAATTGATACGTTTAGTGATGAAAAACTGAAGTTACAATCCGAAGTTAGGAAGCAGCAATTGGACGTAGGGCCAATTCGTTATATTGCAGAGCTATTTTATGGTGTAGCAGATGATGCTACTAAAAATATTGAAGCAGCGGTACGGATATTCACGCTCCTTATCACGTCGACACTTGATCCACTTGCTGTTATACTGTTGGTAGCTGCAAACCATACATTGTTAAGATTACGAGATGAGAAAAAGAAGTACGATTCGGAAGAGATTGACGGGGTACCTAAGTCAGGGAGTATTGTGGCCGATGTCCCGATCAAAGTGGATAAGGAAGCTGCACAAGATATCAAATCTCCCGCCAAAACCTCTACGAATACCGAGATACAAAAGGTGATCAATGAGGAAGAAAATACGCCCAAAGAGGATGTGCAGCCTGGATCGGATAAACTTCCTGTTGAACACGGAAGAGTTGCCACGGTTGACGAAGAGTCGCGCCAAGATAGCAAGGAGAGCGTACCACCGACTGAGCAAGTCAGCATTATTTCGCCGATGGAGAGGCCGATGGTTAGAGAACGTGCAGAAGAAGATGCCATATCTATATCGATATTGCCGGAAGTTGTGGTTTCGCTAAATGAGAAAGAAGATACAATACTGGAGACAGATGCGCTCGTCAGCGTCAGCCCGCTGCCCATCATACGTTCACCGAATCTTACGAGAATTAGCATCAGACAGAACACTTTGGGATCAGATGAAGAATCCGCTGAGGAAGAACCGATACACGAAAACATCCAATTGGCTGTTTCTGAAGTAGCACAACATTTTATTCCACAGAAAATAAATGAAGAAGAAAAGCATACGCAGATTGAGCCGCAAGAGACCGATAATACTGCCAATAATGTTCAGGCGAGCCAGACGCGCACGCCGGAAGTTGAAGAGATACTCGAAAACGGACAGAAGACTGACACGGTTGAAGCGGAAATACAGAGCGCTCATAAGGACGATCGTAGTGATCCACCCGCCGCTAAATACCCCACAGCCCTAAGTTGGTTGGCAGAATTTAAAAGGTCACAAAATGGATAAAACTGAAGACACTGGAATTAAAAAGATAATCAACTGTTCCTATTGTGGGAAAAGTCGACATCAAGTTGAACAAATGGTCGAAGGCCCCGAATTTAGTGGTAAGAATATTTACATCTGCAATGAATGTGTGGATGTTACATACAATATATTACATACAGAAGAAATAGATGTAACCACAAAACGAAAGAAAGAAAAAGTTCCTGCACCCGAAGCTATTAAAGCTTATTTAGATGAATATGTCATCGGCCAAGATGCTGCTAAGATTGCTATTTCTGTAGCAGTATATAATCATTACAAACGTATCAATAATAAGACTAAAACTGAAATTGAAAAATCCAACTTGCTAATGATAGGCGAGAGTGGATGCGGTAAGACACTTGCTGTAAAGACCATAGCTAAATTGTTTGACCTACCATATGTAATAGCAGATGCCACCACATTAACTGAAGCAGGTTATGTAGGCGAAGATGTA